TGAATTACTTGATAATACAGTTACAACAAATGGTTCAGGTTTAAACTACATCTATTTAGCAATAGCATAAAATGACAGATTTGAAAATATACGGAGCAAACATAATAGCACTTTTTGTAAGTGTTACTTCAATAGAACCTTTATTGCAAATAGTTTCTTTGCTACTTGCTATCGTTTATACTACAATAAATATTTATAAAAAATTAGGAGAATAATGGATAAGATAAAAGAAATAGGAGGTCAACTAATTGACAAAGCTAAAACTTGGTATTTAGGTAAATGGAAAACTGATAAGAAAGTTATGATTATAGTCCATATCTTTATAGCAGTAGTATTATTAGGTGAATTATTGAAATGAATCTTACTTATTTTTCCTTATCAGAGTTTGCTTCTCCTGATTTACCTGATTCAGGTGTTAATATGGATGGGGAGTTTCTTGCCAAATTAGATAACGCAAGAGCCATTGCAAACATTAGATTTAAAATCACTTCAGGTTATAGAACTAAAGAACATAATGCCGAAGTAGGTGGAGTTGCAGATTCAGCTCACTTAACAGGTCACGCAGCAGATATTGCAGCTACAAGTGGAAAAGAAAGATGGACTATTGTTAATGCTCTTATTAGAAGTGGGTTTAACAGAATCGGTATTGCTAAGTCATTTATCCACGTTGACGATGACCCAAGTAAACCTAATAACGTTATTTGGACTTACTAATACAGTATGAGTAAAAATGAAATAAATGTTAAGTCAAATGGCTTACGCAACGAATTAAAAGAGATACGCAAAAGTATCGACAAACTAACAGAAGTTTTACTTCTACAAACAAACAAACACTATGAGAGCAATTTTAATAATAGTTGCTGCAACGATGGTAAGCTGTGCAACTGTAAGACAAAAAAAGATAGCTGAATTTAGAGAAGCGACTAAAGATATTTGTATTGACAATCCTCACGAGGTTAAATTAGCACAAATATTATATATACAAATGGTGAATAACTAATGTGGAATTTATTATTGAGTTTACTTAAAGGTGGCGATAGTAGAAAGTCTGTAGCAGGTAATTTAGCTTGGGATATACGAGAAGCTATTAAAGGTAAAGAACTTGACCCTACACAACTATTAGAAATACAAACAAAGATTAACGAACTTGAAGCGCAGCATCGTACAGTATTTGTAGCAGGATGGCGACCATTTATTGGTTGGGTTTGTGGATTTGCTTTTGCGTTTCATTATATTGTTATGCCATTATTACAATCTTATACAGATATTAAAATAGTAGAGTTTGATACTAATAGTTTGTTTACTGTATTAATGGGGATGCTTGGATTAGGTGGTTTAAGAACCTATGAGAAGATTAAAGATAAAGTAAAGTAATGGCTAAGAAACAACAAATAGTAACTTATAAAAAGAAACCAAAGGTTAATAGACCTAACGTACACGCAAAGTCAAAACAATCACACTTAAAATCTTCTAAAAACTACACAAAAAAATATAGAGGACAAGGAAGATAATAACTTGTTGAAAACTTATACTTTAAAAAGTTTACATCTTAAAAAAAAAACAAGTAACTTTGGTGGGTTAGTGGGAAACTATGTAATTAACGTATTATGATTACAGAAGAAAAAATTAAAAAGATACAAGGTTATAAAACTTGGTCAATTAAAAAAAAGGTAGATGAACTACTAATGGAAGATTCATATATGTATGCTAATTTAGGTATTGATTCTACACCTGCTGAAAAAAAGTATGTAAAAAATATGAGCAGAAAAATATATAAAGCTATATCTATTATAAGTCCTTTAGATGGTTATATATTAGAAGCACATATGAATGAAAAAGATTTAAGTCAATAATGCCTAAAACTTCTAAGAAACCAATAAGAAGTAAACTTATTAAGAAGTTAGATGTGGTATTTAGTCAATGGGTAAGATTATCTAATGCAGACCATTTAGGATATTGTACTTGTATAACTTGTGAGAAAAAGTTTCATTGGAAAGAAATTCAAGCAGGTCATTTTATGAGTAGAAAACATTACTCAACAAGATGGGATGAAAACAATGTACATCCTCAATGTGTAAGTTGTAATGTATATAGAGCAGGAGAGCAATATAAATATTCAGTTTTTTTAGGACAATATCAAGCAGAAGAATTATATTTGAAAAGCCAAGAGTTAGTCAAATATACTAATGTGGAACTGCAGGAAATGATAAATGATTATAGTGAACGACTTGAAAATATTACTTGATTAATTCTTGTATTTTTGTTCTTTGTTTGAAAAGGGGGTAAATTAATTTTTATCCCTTTTTTGTTTTTGTTAAATATTTTTTTATAACTTTACACTATGGAACAATATACAAAAGCAGAACTCTATGGCAAGGTCTTGGAACTGCAACACGAGAATGAACAATTAAAACAACAATTAATTTTTAGTTATGAGCAAAGAAGCAAACATTAATCAGAAACTATTTGACCTACAACAAGAGATAGGTACAATTAGTAAGGATGCGAACAATCCGTTTTACAAGTCAAAGTATTTTGACATTAACTCACTTATTAAACAACTTCAACCGTTACTTAAAAAACACAGGTTATTACTTTTACAACCTATTGAGGAAGATATGGTAATTAGTAAGTTAATTTGTATTGATGGAAGTGGAGGTGTTATAAGTGGTTTAAAACTACCTGAAATATCAGACCCACAAAAATTAGGAAGTTGTATAACATATTATAGACGTTATACACTTTCTTCACTTTTAGGTTTACAAGCTGAAGATGATGATGCAAATGCAGCGAGTGGTGTAACCCAAGAAAAGAAATGGTTAAACCAAAACACACCTGAATTTAGTAAAGCAATAGAATACTTAAAAGAAGGTGGAAACATAGAAGCTATTAAAAGTAAATATAAAGTTTCAACTAAAGTAGAAAATGAACTCGCAAAATTGTAAAATCAAAGGAATTTATTTTAATTTTAACTATAACAATTATTTAATCACTATTTATGGAAATTACAGGAACAATCAAAGTTTTAGGAAACTTAGAGAAAGTATCGGACAAACTTACCAAAAAGCAAGTAGTAGTAACTACTGATGAACAATACCCACAGGATATTGCTATTGAGTTTTTAAATGACAAAATAGATACACTAAAAAACTTTAAAGTAGGAAATAAAGTAATTATAGGTATTAATTTAAGAGGTCGTGAATACAACGGTAAATACTATAACAATATAGTTGGTTGGAGAGTATCAGCAGATTTAGGAGAAGTTACAAATTCTCAACAACAACCTGCAAGAGAAGTAGAAGCCGATTTACCATTTTAATTTATTGGGGGATTAATTTCCCCCTTTTTAATTTATGAAAATATTAAAAGAAGGCGAAGAAATGCCTATAGACTTTTGGAATTATAATGTAAATCCTATTACAGGATATTATGTAGAACCAAGATATGATAACCCAATAAAGAATGAAAAGAAATATTTTAAGATGCCACAGAGTATATGATAGCACAAGCAAAGAACATAGAGAATAGAATACTTGATATAAAGTATGGAAGAATCAAGGAAGGTTTAAAAATAGATATACCTGAAATAGATGAATATTTAAGATTCAAACAAGGTAATTTTAATGTTATTATAGGACACGCTAACGTAGGAAAGACAACGGTAATTATTTATTTGTTTACTTTGTGGGCTATAAAACACAAATTACGTTTTCTTATATGGTCAAGTGAAAATACTTCGCAGAGTATTGTAAGAAAAATAATAGAATTTAAAATGGGTAAAACAATCAATCAAGCGTCTGATTTATTAATTAACGATGCAATAAATTGGTGTGATACTTATTTTAAAATAATGGAAGTAGATGACATAGTAACCTATAAACAACTATTAAAAGAAGTGAATCAAATTAAAGATGCTTGGGATTTTCAATCTTTACTTATTGACCCATATAATTCTTTAGCTAAAGATATAGGATTATTTAAATCAGTAGGTGGACACGAATACGATTACCAAGTAGCTTCAGAGTTGAGGTTATTTGCAAAGAAAAGAAACATAGCAATATATTTAAATGCTCACGGTGTAACTGAAGCATTACGAAGAACACACTCAAGTGGACACGAATATGCTAACTTACCAATGCCTTTAGGTTTAGCAAGTGTAGAAGGTGGAGGTAAATGGGCAAACAGGGCGGATGATGTGATTTGTATTCATCGTTATACATCAAGTCCAACCGATTGGATGTATAGTCATCTTCACGTTCTAAAGATTAAAGAAAATGAAACGGGTGGTAGATGTACACCATTTGAAGAACCAATAAAATTAAGAATGACAATTAATAATGTAGGATTTGAATTTATGGGAAAAGATTTAATACACAACCAAACAAAAATTGAAAAGTTAGTTATATGATAGTAATAGGAATTTTATTATTTATTGCTTTGTTCACTTTGATAATTGGACAAATCAAAAAAGCAGATATAATATTAAGTCCTATTATGGGTATAATGTTTGGCTTTTTATATCACAAAGAACAATACGAAGATGAAGATGAATATACCTTACAATGTTTGATAGGGGTAATTAGTATTAATGTGATATGGATAAACCAAGTGGATGGCTCGGAAAAGTAGCAGAAAGACACAACGAGTGGATAAAGATTATAAATAGTTTCGGTGAATATGATTACGCTGAAGATTTAGTTCAAGAATGTTATTTAGTACTATATAAATATGCGACAGAAGATAAGATTATTAGAGATGGTATCGTTAGTCGTGGGTATATGTATTTTAGTTTGCGTTCTCTTTATTTCCAATATTATAATAGTAAAAGAAAAGTTGATAAAGTTTCTCTCAATGATGATGAGTTTACCTACGAAATTCCGTACTATCAAGAAATGGATGAGCAAATAGCATTTGATAAGATATGTAAACTAATAGACAACCATATAGATAATTGGAGGTGGTATGAAAAAAAGTTATTTACTTTGTATAGAGATTCAGATTTAAGTATAAGAGGATTAGCACAAGAAACTAATATAAGTTGGGTAAGTATATTTAATACGTTAAAACAAGCTAAAGACGAATTAAAAGAAACATTTAAAGAAGATTGGCAGGATTATAAAAACGAAGATTATGAACGAATTTAAAGGTGATAAAAGAAGTAAAGAATACAAGGAGTGGAAAAAGAAACA